ACTGGACAAAAGAGCGGATTTCCGCTCTTGTCCAGTGGTTGTTGAAGCTCCGAGCCGGGGAGAACCCCAGCAGGCCCCCCTGGTGGTCTGACCGCTATCTCCGATACGCGGAGAAGGTCGCCACCAGGGCCCCGTTCGAGAAGTTTCTCCAACTAGTCCAAGCCTGGCGGACGGCCTTGACCGCATACGGCGGGCTCAAGACCGTCCCTTCCAGGAAGGACGTGGAGAAGTTCGAACGGGCTGTTGGGACGGCCCGCGTCCTCACGGTGCCTCTGCCCTCGGGACGCACCATCGAGGTCGACACCGAAGATTGGAGGTCCCGGTTTCCTTTCCGGGCCTACTTCGGTGTTTCCCCTCGAGAAGTGCTCCCAGAGGTCCGGATCCAGAGGCAGATCCTCCCCAATAACCCGCTGTCCCTGAAGCTCACCGACGGCAGAGGTAACTACACCACCGTCGGTGAAGAGCTATTCAGGGACGCCTGGTGGGTCATGCAGGATCACATCCTGCACCCCCCAGGCGCCGTGCCTTCCCTGTGGCCGATGCTCCCGGTACTACCGGATTTCCGTCCGGCACCGGGGTCGGTCAGGGCGCACGGGGCGGTTTACTGCCGGGTCCAGCCTGACGGGAAAGCCCGGTTCTACTACGCTCCTCCGCGCTGGTTGCAATTCCTGCTGGACCCCTGGGCACGGGAGTTGTACTCCCAGCTCAGGCGCATCCCGCAGGATTTTACCTACAACCAGGCCGCGGGTGCGGAGCGCGTGGCGGAATGGCTCAAGGCCGGAAGGACTGTATGGTCCTTCGACTTGAGCTCCGCCACAGACCGGTTCCCGTTGGCCGTTACCCGGACGGTCCTGTGGTCCCTCTCTTCTAGAGGGAACAGGCCGTGGGTGGACCTGTTCTGCTGGATCTCGAGGCTTCCCGCTCGGGCGGCCTATCCCGGGGCCAGCTCAGAGGTAATACGCTGGAAGTGCGGACAGCCCTTAGGGACTGTCCCGTCCTTCGCAGCGTTTGCCCTCTCCCACCATGCAGTGGTGAGGGCCCTCTGGGCTCGGCTTGGGGGCGATCCGAGAGAAGCCCCCTACTGCATCGTAGGGGACGATCTCGTGATCGCCGACCCGAGGCTGGCGGAGGCCTACCGAGATTTCTCCACTTCCGTACTAGGAGTGGAGATCTCGGAGCCAAAGTCCCTCGCGGGGAGGCTCGGCGAGTTTGTAGGGAGGCTCATTGCCCCAGACGGTATAGGGTTCAAGCTCAAGGCTCCTAGGAGCCTTGACTACCGAACCCTTGCAGCGTTCCTCTCCCTCATTGGGAGTAGGGCGCTGCGTGTCTGGCGGCAATCTCTACTCAGGGACTTGATCGCACTTATCCCTCGGGAGAACTACCCGGGTTCAAACCCGGGAGGTATCCCGAAGGAATACGTGGACAAGTTCCTGGTAGAGTACTTCGCGCTAGAGCGCGAAGTAGAGCCTCCCCGGGTCTACGCGGTGGACCCTGAACATACTGTTGAGGCCCGGATCGGGCCCTTGTACAGTATGTCAGTGGTCCTCCCGCGTGACCCTACCGCCACCGAGTGGGAGCCGCGAGGCTCCGCTAAGTGCGGGCCGGGCGGAGCGCCGGTCGACTCCCCATATAGGGAGTCGAAACCGGCATCCGACCGTTCCCCCGGCTGGCTCCGCCGAGTCCGAGAGGCTGCTCACAGATCAGGTATAGACCTGATCTGGCGCCTCATTCGG